GAATCTGTCCCTGGTGGAACATTTTGGTTAAATGAACTTCCTCCAGTGCCGCCGCCACCAACGGTGACCGTGTACGCAGTTCCCAAACTCATGGATAGTGCACTTTCGGCAGCGGAACCACCTCCAGATGTTGCCCCAACTACACTTGTTCTATATCCACCAGCACCGCCGCCACCGCCAGAAGTGTAAGTTTCATCAGAACCACCGCCCCCGCCTCCACCTGCGATAACAAGATACTCAACGCTAAAAGTCGCCGAATGGACCGTGCCGTTCGACCACTGCGTTCCGAGCCAGACCTTCAACGTGTTGGTGTCGGTCTCGAAGACAATCTGCCCGTGGTACGGGTTGACGGGGAGGGTCGTGGATGTGCAGACGCCCGGTCGCTGACCGCGAGAGTTGGCCGAGATTCCCATTACGACCAACTCACATTACCAGAACCAGCAGTAATTGTGGTTACTTTGTTTGAACTCACTGTCGTTGTTGAACCTGTGAGTCCTGCACCGAGAGTGATGGTGAGAGTAGATGGGTAGCGCAAAATGACCGCACCACTACCACCATTTTTCCCCGTGTTGGGACTTCCAGCAGCGTCTCCACCGTTCCCCGTGTTTGCTGCGCCATCTATCATTCCAGTTGTAGTGTCCCCACACCCTCTACCTCCTTGCGCATAGGTTACAGATGAGCCTGTTATGAGAATTGATAAACCTGAACCACCGTTAGCGAAACCAGAAATGTTATTAGTAGAATTTGCGCCAACCCCACCAGCACCGCCGCCGCCGCCGCCCGTGTTACCCACGCCGCCTGCAGACAAGCCATTTCCGCCTGCATATCCTTGATTTGCAGTGCCTGCACCGCCAGTAGTAGCCGCTCCATACCCAGCACCGCCACCACCAGAGCCACCCAAGACACCGTTTCCTCCGCTGTAACTACCTCCGCCACCACCACCAAAAGTTGTAATAGAACCAAATACTGAAGTAGAACCGTTAACACCTGCTACATTCTGAACAGAACTACCGTTACCACCCGCACCAATTGACACTGCATAGTTTGTGGACAGTGTAATTGCTGTTGCATTCTCCAATGACCCGCCACCACTTGCCGTGACTGTGCTTCTCAATCCACCAGCACCTCCACCGCCACCAACATCATGTCCACCGCCACCGCCACCAGCAATGACGAGATAATCAACGCTGAAACTCGCCGAATGGACCGTGCCGCTCGACCACTCTGTTCCGAGCCAGACCTTCATGGTGAAGGTGTCGGTCTCGAATATCGTCTGGCCGACGTAGGGCGAGGCAGGGCGAGTGGTGCTGGTGCACACCCCCGGCTTTATTGAGCCGATGCCGTAGCCCGAGTCGAGACCCATTACGACGTCTGCTTCTCCCAGCCGACGACCGTGACGGTGACCTTGGACGCGGTGTCGGACAGGCCCTGCAGCGTCTCGCCCGCCGAAAGGACGAGCGCCGTGTCCCATATCATGACGTCGTTCGCGCCAATCGGCATCGCCGACATCAGGCGGTTCGCCGCCGTCGCCGCCGAGCCGATCGCCAGCGTCACGGTGCGGTCTATGGTGTCCGTGTTGCAGATGACGATCTGCTTGATCACCTCGGCGTAACCGGCCGAGGCCGTGCAAATCGTGGTGGTGGTCGTGCCGAGTTGGACCGGGCCGCCGAGCCTTGATTCTGTTCTGTCTCCTACTGCCATTTTATGCTCCTATGTCCATGAGAATTATCGCCGCGTTCCTTGTGTCGGTCATGACGTCGGAACTGACGGTCGCGTTGACCCAAGCCGAACCATTCCATTGTATTGTCTGGCCCGCGGCTGCCGAGGTGATCGTCACGTCGCCGATGTCGTCCAGATTGTTTATGACCGGAATCGCTGCGTTCACCCACGCCGTGCCGTTCCACTTCAGGAACTGCCCGTTCGATGCCGAGGTGATCGTCACGTCGCCGATGTCGTCCAGGGAGGCAGGGTTGCTTCCCGCCCCGATCTCCACCCACTGCGAGTCGTAGTAGACGTAGGTCTTGGCGTTGGCCGAGTTGAACCACAGCTTCCCCGCCGAGGCGTTCGCCGGCGGCGTGTCCGACATGGTGACGAGCGCGGCCGCGAGGGCGCCGATCTCTATCCACTGCGAGTCGTAGTAGACGAACGTCTTGGCGGTGTCGGACTCGAACCAGATCTGCCCGGCCACCGGGGACGCGGGCGGGTTGTCGGACACCGACGCGCCCCCCGCCCCGAGGTCGGTGTAGGTGGAACCGTCGTTCGTGAACTGCCACTTGTCGGTGGTTTCATTCCAGCGAAGCTGGACGTTCGTCGACGAACCGCGTTCAATTTCAATTCCTGCGTCAACCGAGGGGGCGCCGGTCGCGTTGTTGTTGAGGACGATTATGTTGTCGTCCACCGTCACCGTCTCGGTGTTGATGGAGGTCGTGGTACCAGAAACAGTAAGGTTGCCCGTGACGTTCAGGTTGTCCGCGGTGGCCGTGCCCGTGAAGGTCGGCGAATCGAACGACGCCAGTCCGCTGATGGCCGTGTCCACGTAGTCCTTCGTGGCCGCGCCGGTGGCGGTGGACGGGGTCGGAACCGTCACGGTCCCCGTGAATGTCGGCGACGCGAGTGGCGCGATAACCGTCGTGTCCACGGCGACGGTCGGGGTTGACGCCTCGCCGGAGTTGTTGGCGAGCGTTACGCCTGTTCCCGCGACGAGCGAGGCGACGAAACCCCCCGCCGTGTCCGCGCCCAGATCAATCGTGTCGTTGACCCAAGCAGAGCCGTTCCACTTCAGGAACTGACCCGCCGACGCTGACGAGATTGCGACGGGGAACTGCGTCTCGACGGGCTTCAGCGTCCACTTGCCGTCGAGGTAGACCCAGGTCTTGTCGCTTGCTGTGAATGTGTCGCCCTGTGTTGGCGAGTTAGGAAAATCTATGGCAGGCATTACGACCAACTCACATTCCCAGAGCCAGCAGTAATTGTGGTTACTTTGTTGCCTCCAACTGTTGTTGTTGAGCCAGTTAAGCCTGCGCCGAGAGTGATTGTGTAACCAGATGGGTAACGAAGAATTACTATACCTGAACCACCTGTACCTGAAGTGCCCGTATCTCTTATACCGCCGCCGCCACCACCTCTATTGGCGACTCCATTTTGGTCACCATTTGCAGCATTTGAGCGTCCAGCACCACCGCCGCCCAAACCACCAGAACTGCCAGCAGAGTTACCATCTGAACAGCCACCTCCACCGCCTGCGTAATATGTACTAGAACCTGATATAGAAGATGTTTTTCCTATACCTCCATTACCTCCAATACTTGCAGTTGCGTTTACGCCTACGGCACCTGCTCCACCCCCACCGCCACCTGCCCAATTACCGCTGAAACCTTGTCCACCATTATTGCCTTGCCCAGCAGTGCCTAAACCAATAAGTGTTGGGATACCGCCATCCGCACCGCCTCCCGAGCCGCCATTACGTCCGTTATTTCCAGAGTAACCACCGCCACCGCCACCGCCAATTGAAGTTATCGAACTGAATATTGAATCAGAACCATTTTGTCCTCTTTGTCCATCTCCGCCCGTTGCACTAGCGCCACCAGCACCAATCGTCACTAAATGATTAGTGGTTAAAGTATAAAAACTGGCACTTTCTAAATAACCACCAGCACCACCGCCGCCTCCCACTTGTCTTCCTCCGCCCGCACCACCAGCAACGACAAGATAGTCAACATCTATTGGTGTCGTAATCGTTACGGCGGAAGAATCTGGACCAGTGCCTGCTGTAGTTACATGTCTTAGTTTTATTGTGTACTGAGTACCATTTGTCAAACCACTAATTACGACAGGTGTTGTGTAGTCTGGGGGCGAAAACGCAGCGTAAGCACCATAGGTCGCTCCGCTATTGGTCGACAGAGCATACTCCATGTTTGTGAACGCTGAACCGCCAGTAGCACCAGCAGTGAATGCGATAGAGACTGATGTCCCACTCAAGGCAGTCGCACTCAAAGAAGTCGGTGCGCCAGGAGGTGTGAGTGTCGTAACCGAAACTGCTGAAGAATCTACGGAGTCTCCGAAGTCGGCAACTGCTTTTAATTTAATGTGGTAAGTAGTTGTGCCAGTTAAACCAGAAATTGTGATTGGTGTGACGGCGTCTGCTGGGTCCAATGCA